ACCACACTGCTTGGAGAAGGCCAGAGCCTCGACGCCAGCGAAGTTCTCGACAGGAGCGAGGTCGAAATCAAGGGAGGAGATGAACGCCTTGAGCCCAGAGGTGTAGACGGTCTCCATGTATTGCATCTTCGACAAGTACGTGTTCATCCATTCGGAGATGAGCGTCTTATCCCACGAGAGCTCGCGAGTTACCACTTTGAGACCGAAGATGATGTCCGCCAGCACGACAGCAAAATTCTGAGCCACCTCGGCATCCGAAGCACCCACGACTGAGTATCCTCTCAGCGCATCGTCGACAAACCCCTCGTATTGGGTGGGTCCAGCCAACAACCCCTGTTCGATCATGAGCCTTGATGAGAGTCCCTGTACGACGATCTCAGTGAAGGTGTTGGCCGCTCCCCTAATCCCTTCTCGGTCGGTGCCATCAGCGGGGTAGCTAACGAGATGACCATGGACCCGGTAGTACAAAGGGGCGTTGTGGAGGTACTCACTAATACCGGAGGGAGCGGGGTCTCCGAGTAGTTCGGACATCAGATCCTCAATCAGGTCACACGACTCTGGGGCCTGGTGAGGAGAGTACTTAGCCTTGTCGTCCGACATCCGAATCTTCCTAGCCCCGGGTACCGCCTGTGCTGCGAAGGCTTCCGTGGATTTGCGCATCTGCACCAATTCTACTCCTATCGAACTCCCTGACGAGTAGGAGAGCAGTAGACGCCAACACATCTCGCGATGTGAAGCACAGGTGGCGGCCACACAGGGCGTCTGATAGAAGGGTCGGAGGTCGGCCTTCTTCCGCTCAGCTCTAGCTCCGGTAGAGATCGCTTGGGCGAAACTCCACTCCCGACGGCTGAATGCCTCCCACGCCTGGCTCGGGTCCACGGGATTTGGGTTAGTGGCGAGGTAGAGTAGCTTACGCTTCTCGTAGACTGGGGCTCTCTGATACGCGGCGAAGCTCGAATAGGAAGCTGGATCCTCCGGTGCGCAAGAGCGGTCCTTCTGCTTCAGGTAATCGTCCATACCCGGGGGCGGGACCATCAAGACACCTGACAGGTCGACATCCTCGGCGTCCCTCCAGTTTCGATTAGGGACCCCATGGATGGCGTAGGTGGCGTGCCAGGTCTTGGGCTCGGCTGAAGGTCGGATCGTGCCTACCACGACGCCGTACAGCTCTCGCAGGATCTTTATGACCATGTGCCGAGCGTATACCCGAGTCAACCTGAACCGCTCCTGCTCGGGGGAGCCAGCTGGCCAATTCGCTTCAAAGCGGTTTGCGTGAATCAGCCTCTGCTTGATGACGGTCTCAAACGGGTCGACTTCCGGGTATGGCGACACCTTGACTAGGCCGCAAAGATCCGTCCAACCAGCGACGGGGAGCGCCCAGAGGAGGCCGATAATGCTTAGATGGTCGCCGAAGACGTC